GACTCTGGATTATTTGAGATGCACTATGACCTCCAAGCTCAAGTAAGAGATAATCTTAGGAACCTCCTACTTACTAACAAGGGGGAAAGATTAAGAAATCACTCGTTTGGTGCAGATCTATATCCGCTTGCAGCAGAAAAGCTAGCATCAGAAGACTTTGACAAGGAAGCAATGTTTCAAATAAGGGAAGCCGTTTCACAGTTTATGCCATTTTTAGAATTAAAAGATATGTCATCCGATACAAAAACAACCGGAGACACCGCGACGACGGTTCATGAGCTTACAATAACATATGATATCCCTCCTATTCGTGTTAAAGATGATAAGTTAGTTGTTAATATAATTTGCATAGGTTAAAAGAATATGAGCAAAAAAGCAATAAAAGATAAATTAGTAAGATCAAAGCAAAGATCGTTTTTGAATAAAGATTTCGATGGATTTAGGTCAGATCTTTTACTGTATGCCAGGGCATACTTTCCCGATAACATGTCAGACTTCTCAGATCCTTCACTAGGCGGTTTATTCTTAGATATGGCAGCCTACGTTGGTGATGTTATGTCATACTATATGGATCATCAATTTACTGAGCTTAGTATAGACACTGCAACAGAAGAGAAGAATATAGCAAGAATTGTTGAGTCTTCGGGTGTAAGGATCGTTGGACCATCAGCAGCATTTATTATGGTTTCTTTTGCTTTTCAAATTCCAGCTAAGCGATCCGGAGGTAAATACATTCCAAAAATAGAGCATCTTCCAATCATCAAAGAGGGGACACAAGTATTATCAAAATCAGGAATTGTTTTTGAGCTGCTCGAGGATTTAGACTTTGCAGCGATGGATCCTGATGGAGAGTTTATGGCAGATTACGATGTTAGTTCTGCTGATGCCGACGGTGTCGTTAATTCTTTCACTGTCACTATGAACGGACCATGTACATCATCACTTTCAGAATATCACACTGTAAGCATGCTAGGCAGCTTCGTTCAGTTTCCAAAAATTGAATTACCAGAATCTGCTGTAACAGAAATCGTCGAGGTCTTCGATGGAGACGGAAACAGATATTATGAGGTTGAGTATCTTACACAAGACGTTGTATTTAAGAGAGTACTAAATACAAACTCAGAACATCCCCTAGTTCCCGAGACTATAGAGCTAATACCTGCCCCAAGAAGATACATTTCTAGATATGATAGGCTGACACGACTTACTACACTAACATTTGGTGCCGGTGATGAACACACGCTCGATGATGATATCATACCAGATCCTAGCGAACTCGCAATACCACTTTACGGAAAAAGAACATTAAGTAGATTTTCTATAGATCCGAATAAAATGCTAGATACGAGGTCTATGGGTATTGCACCTCAACAAACAACAATAACCTGCAGGTACAGAGTTGGGGGCGGATTAAACCACAATGTTCCGCCAGCTTCAATTACAATCTTAAATAAACTAATTCTAAAATTTGAAATGTCTCCCGGGACAGCTGTCGCAGCAGCAGTTAGAGGCTCACTTGTTGTAACCAATAAAAACTCAGCAGCAGGAGGAGAGGAAGAGCCAACCCTGGAGGACCTTAAATACATGGTTAAGACGTTTAAGACTTCACAGTCTAGAATAGTCACAAAAGAAGATTTAATAGCTAGAGTCTATACCATGCCTTCACAGTTCGGAAGGGTCTTTAGGCTCTCTGTTATGGATAATCCTGCCAATCCACTCGCTGCTAGATTGTATATAATTAGCAGGGGTGCAGATAGCAAGCTTATTACATCACCTGACATGCTAAAGAAAAATCTAAGAACATATTTGAATCAATATAGATTAGTATCTGATGCTGTTGATATTCTTGATGTGGAGGTGATAAATCTAAAAATACTCTATGAAGTCATACTTGACGGAATTTCATCTAAGCAACTTGTTTTGCAAAACATAAATAGCAAGTTAAAGAAATATTTTGATATAAAAAACTGGCAAATAGGTCAGCCACTTCTAAGAACAGATGTATATTCAATAATAGCTGATACACACGGTGTGCTCTCTGTCGCTGGCTTAAAAGTAAGAAACATATCAGGTACAAAAGATAACCGAGAATATAGTACAAAAACATTTAATGTAAAGCTAAATACATTAAAAAAGATGATAATACCCCCCTCGGGTGGTATATTTGAAATAAGGCATCCTGAATTTGATATAGTCGGAATCGCGCAGTAGGTAAAAATGTATTTAACTTTAACAGCAAGCAGTGATGCATATATCACTAATAAGATTTTAAATAATAATTTTAGAGTGACAGACGCAAATACTGGTCACGCATCTACACTTGATCTTTTTAAACTGTATGCTGAGTCAACATCTGGCTCAGATGATTCCCCGACAGAGCTCTCTAGAATATTGGTAAAATTTGACTATAATAGACTTAGAACATTAACGGGCTCAACACTTGATATCGGCCACAGTTCATTTAAGTGTATTTTAAAACTATATGATGTATACGGAGGGCAAACAACCCCGTCAGATTTTAAGATTGCTGTTTTTCCTCTTTCCAGATCATTCGATGAAGGTGTTGGCAGGGATGTAGTAGCTTTTGGAGATTTGGGATCTGTAAACTTTATAACGTCATCCATTTCAGGAGATTCAGCAATAGGCTGGAATATGACCGGAGCTAACAGACAGGGTCTATTGGGTTCTAATAATCTTGATATAATAGCTAGCGGAAATTTAAACGACGGCTCTGGTATCACAAATCTGTGGAAAGAACAAACCTTCTCAACGGGTGAAGAAGATCTATCGATTGACATAACTACTGTAGTATCTGCCACACTAAAAAATCTAATACCTGACTACGGCTTTAGAATATCTTATTCTGGTAGTCATGAAACAGATTCAAAATCTAGATTTGTAAAGAGATTTGCATCAAGGCATACACAGTCAAGGCATAAAAGGCCAAAAATCATTATAACATATGATGATGCAATAATTGATCATACTAATATGTTGCAGTTCGATCTAACAGGCTCAGTCTTTTTAAATAACTTCCACAGAGGGACACCAAGTCATATATTATCGGGAGCATCCGCATCCGGAATAAAAGGTGATAACTGCCTCGTTCTAAGGCTTACATCTGGAACATTTACAAAAACTGTAACAGGCTCCCAGCATAAGATAGGCTCTGCATATGTTACGGGCGTTTACTCAGCTTCTTTTGCAATATCACAATATACGTCTTTGCTTAAGCAAGAAATAATAAACGCAGGCTCAGCTTCTTTTAAGGCATATTGGAGCTCAGCAGATTACAGTATAGGATATCATACAAGTTCTTTTGTAATAAAATCTCCCAAAAGAACTTCTTTTAATCAGATTGCGCATAGATTATATGTCAACGTTACAAACATGAAAAGCAGATACACTTCTGATCAGGATGCAGTATTTAGGGTGTTTATTGAAGACACATCAAGGATTTTAAAAGCACAAAAGCTGCCCTTAGAATTGCAAAGTGAAGTCTTTACAAAGATGTATTATCGAGTAAGAGATGCAAATACAGATGAGATAGTAATTCCATTTCATAAAAACGGCACAAAACTATCATCAGACTCTAAGGGCATGTATTTTGAATTTAATATGTCAAATCTATTTGATGGTAGAATTTATATGTTTGATTTTCTTATTGAAGATCTGGGAACAGATCAGACTTTCCTGGGTGCCAGTGGAAAATTTAGAGTGGATGAAACATGAGTAGAGACAAGCCTAGACTTTTTGATTCAGCTTTTAAAAGGGGTATCGATAGACCCAGTAGAACTGGTGAAGTTTCATTAAACTCAATGAGTGATAGTAATCTAGGGGGAACATCTTCATTTAGGTATGATACATACGGCATGGGAATAAAATCAACCCAGCAAATACCGATAAACTGGGCAAAGTTTGAAAATCATACATTTTTTAATTCTGCAGAGGCAAAAATAAATGTAGCATTTGATAGGATTATTAATCATTTTCCTTTCGATGGCACGAAAAAAGAATATGAGTCATTTTTTGAGTCTCTTACAGGTTTTGAAAAATGGGTGTATGATAGATTTCCAAAAAATAATGGTTTTTTAATGTTTTCTGGCTCCTCTAAGGATGAAGATGCTGTCGGAACAAATATACAAATTTCTGATTTGCCAGGAGCAGAGTATCCATCTCTTGCATCACCCGGAGACGGAAAATCTATCTTAAATCCCGATAGTAAGACCTTTACTCTTGATCTTAGACTATTTCCAGCAGCGCAGGCAAATGAAAATCAAGTAATATGTCAAAGAAAAAGCAGTGATATTGATCACGGAATGCTATTGGCACTCTCAAAATCGAGCTCTACAAAAAAGTGTGATCTTTTGTTTTCTGTTGCATCCGGGTCACAAAGAGCAAGTATTTCATACGGAATAGAAAAGGGAAAATTTAATCATATTTGTGCAATGTATGATCGAAGACCTGGCATAAATAAGTTAAAG